AGAAGCAAACTCCTTTCTCTATCGCTCATTACGTCCAACCCGAGGCACTTTGCCTCATAAATAAGATTGTCAATCAACCTTGACATTTCTGCTGTGTTATATGTTGACGATCCAAAATATGCAAAACATAATTTGTATCCAGACAATTTGCTATTGTCAACAACATCGAAAACCCAGCCTGTTCCCCGGCTTTCCCAATTTCGGCGGAATGCATCAACCGCGTCATCTCTTATGGGGAGGGGGGTATATACTCCAACAGACTTAATTGCATCACGATAAACAGATTCTTTTGTTGTGCTTATGGCATCAGCAATATCTGTACAGATTTTCCAGCACATAGCATTGGCATCAAGGCTCCGCTTCTCGCGGTGCTTTTTGATGGTCACATCAACGTCAACCTCATGCAGCTCGTCATACAGTGTTCCGACGTTCTCCCGCGTAGCAATGGTGAGTAAATACCCACCATCGCGCGCAAGGGTTAGATCATGCAGTCGGGCTTTCATTTGCTTTTCTCCTTGCCGTCATGCAAGCCCAGCAGAGCGGAGCTTTATAGGTCTTTCGCGCGTTCTCCGCGATCTCTGCAACCGTGTACGACTTGCCGCCGTGCGTCACCGGGTAGATGGGCTTTCCGCAGTCCTTGCAAACCGGTTTTCCAGCCGCCTCGTTTGGTTGCTGTCTCTCCGGCCTTGATGTGTACTTGGTCGCGTCCTTCGCCCAATACACATCGGCGCCAAAACCGAGCGCCTTGCAAGCAACGGAGATAGCGTCGGTCAGCGCCATTTTGAAGCACTCGTCAGAGGTGTAAAGGCCGTTTCGTTCGCTGGCAACAAACGCGCTGCCGCCTGTGCCGGGGATCGCATCTGACCACGCACCATCGACTTTAATGAAAAGGTCAATGTCCACAAATGCGGAAACCTCGTTGTTCGCGCCATTTTCAAGGCGCTTATCGGTGATGGTATATTTCCAACCAATACCGCAAGGGCCGAACTGCTCCGTCAGCGCCTTAATGCGCCACATTGGGTTGATATCAGTCTTGCCTTTCAGTCGTCCCGCTTGAATCTCACGCTGTGCGGACGTTGGGACTTGCCGAACATGCTCATAAATTTCAAGGTTCTCCATCACTTCACCCCCATGCTCATGCCCTGAACAAGCGTTGCTCCGTCGATTTCGGCGCCGTTTTTCAGCAACGGGGCAAGGTCAGTCTTGCTCACCGTGGGGGCGTTGTAAGTAACCTCGCCGTCGTGACCGTTGGCGAGCATCCACGCCACCACCGCGCCCATGTCGGAGACCTCCACGCTGGTGGTTTTGCGATAACTGATGGAGCATCGTGGAGTGGAGAACTTCTCGCCGTTCAGCACAGAATCAAGATATTTTTTCTTGCTCTCTGCCGCGCGTTCTAAAGCCTGTCTGCGCGCCGCAAGGGTCTTCTCTTCTTCGCGGATCGCCTTTGCTTCGGCAACATCATTTTTAATCCAAAGCGCGATGTTCTCGATCTTCTGATCTCGTTCCATACTCAGCGCCATGAGCTTCTCAACGTCAAGAATTTCGCCGGTCTCGGCGTCTACACATTCCGCAAGCGCGGAATCAATCTGATAAAGGTTCATCTTTTACCTCCGTAATATTGTCTGTGCCACAGTAAGGGCACACGGTTTGAGTGGTAATCGTCCAGTTCTCATCGTCCAGATTTTCGCGGTATGCATAAAGCGCAGGCTCCCGGAAATCCGCACCGCAAGCAAAGCAGTGCATCATTCCTCCGCCTCCAAATACGCCATCGCGCTCTGCACGCCGAAGACACGCGCCGTCTGATGGTCGTTGAAAAACACGTCGATGTGGTTGCCGTTTACGCCGCCACCGCAGTCCTCGGCGATGTAGCTGTGCTGCGTGCCGTCCGGCCAGATCAGCAACACACGCGAGCCATACGGGATCACCTTCGGGTCGACTGCGATCGTGCGCCCCTCGGTCGCCCAAGTTCCGGTCGCGGTGTAGCCGCTCGCCCACTTGCCGCAGCAGCAGCGCCCAGGGCAATAGGCCGTGAGAGTAAACTCGCCGAGAAACACGTCGTTGCACACCGCGCTTTCCGTCGCGGGGATATCCCACGCGGGGTCATACTCCTCTACGATGGGTGCTTCTTCCGGTTCCGCTTCGACCGCCTGCGCGCTGGTGGCTAAGATTGCGACCACGATCAAGATGACCGTCGCGCCCAGGCACACCGCCGCGAACAATGCCGATTCATCGGCCTTGCGCTGCTCTCTCGTGCGCTTGTCGTGCCGTCTCACCCCCTGCACCCCCTGTCGATGTAGGGCAGCAGCTCGTACAGCGCCTTGCCGACCGCGCAAGCGCCGATAACGGCGAGTCCCGTCGCGAAGCCGCAGCCGTTGAGCGCGATCACCGCAGCGGCGATGCCGCCGAAAAACAGCGTGTCAATCACGCTTTTCAACCTCCTTCTCGTTCGGCACGAGGCCGACGAACTCAAGCCCTCTGCCGCGGGCGTAAATCTCGCCCATGATCGTCCCCAGCTTTACAGGGTCAGGGGGCGTGACCCAAATGATTTTGTACTCTGGCTTTTTTCTCATTGCCTTTTCCTTTCTCTCGTGCTACAATAAGCACGGACACAATATCTTGTGGTGAGATTTGTCCCACCCGCCCCGCTCGATGCTGCAACATTGGGCGGGGCATTTTTTACTGCCCATCGCTGGATTTCAGCAGTGCGTCCACGGTAACGCCGAAGTAGTCGGCGACCATAGATAGCTTTTCGACCGTGGGACTGCAATCAGCCCACTTTGCAATAGTGCTGTTTCCAAACCCGAGCGCCTTTTCAAGCGCCGATACGGAAACGCCGTTGCTTGCGCAGAGTTTTTTAATGTTCTCTAAAACCATTTTCTCCCTCCTTCTTATTGACAAAGTTTCGAAAATGTTCTAAACTAATGTTGCCGACAAAAGTTAACATTTTCGCCGCAAACAGGATTTGTTTGGGGTCAGCTTTTTGCACCCGTTTACACTTCCTATTATACGAATATTTTCGTAATTGTCAACCCTATTTTACGAAATTCTTCGTAATCTTTTTAAGGGAGCTAAATTATGACGTTGCTCGAAAGAATTGCCGTTCTCCGCGAAGAACACGGGGGCATGTCAATCAATCGATTGGAAAAAGAATCTGGCGTAACCAGAGGTTCTATTGCAAAATGGGACGATCATGCGCCGAGCTACGATAAGCTAAAAAAAGTTGCCGATTATTTCGGCGTAACGGTAGATTTTTTGCTGCATGGCAATACCGCAGAAAACGAAGAAAAGCCCTCCGCAATGAGCGGAGAGCTTGGTTCTGGTATGCCGAACGGGTATGACCAACTTACGCCCGCGAATCAGGCAATTGTTGATCGGCTGATTGCTGACTTAGTAAAGTCGCAATTAGATTCTTGACCTTTTCTTTGTTCTCGGCATTTAGCGTGTGGTAAAGTTCCGTTGTGGTTTTAGTCTGTGCGTCCATGTTGCGCCCTCCTTATGGCCTATTTTTATCCGCGCAAAAGCGCGCGCTATGGTTCAGTGTAATATAATGGGATGATAATACAAAAAAGCTGAAAGAGGTGTTGTAAATGGGCATCTTAGGGTCACTTTTCGGAAAAAAGAAAATGTCCGCTTCTGAAATCGCTTTTGTGAAGCGGCAGTCGCAAATATTTGCCGACTGCATCCGCATCATTGCCGATACGGATAACATCGAAACATACTTTTCTCGGTACAAGCTTGCAGAGCAAACCGTAGCGCAGATCACAGAGGTCGCAGGTGGCGATACTAAGTGTATGGCTGGTGGAAAGGTTTCCCCGAACGAATGCGCCGAAATGCTGCAAAACGAAAAGGCTACCCATACAAACAGTTTCCTTTCTCGGTACATCCAAAAAGAAACCGTGCATATCCTCGGCCTATCTCGCGGACAGGTAAAAAAAGCTCACGGCATCGCGGCTATCGTTGACGAGTATTCTGGCCAAATGCCGGAAGAAAGTCTGAAGCATGGACGCGATCTATGTGCTAAGATGATTGAAAAAGTTGAAAAGGTGGCGAATCAATAATGAAGATCCCCGGTCTGTCCTTTAGCTGGAAACGTGCGCTCGGAATCACGAAGATGAAAAGGAAAATTTCAAAAGCAACTGGAATCCCTACGACCAAAGCAGGGCGGCAAAGAAAACTTGGCAAGCTCCTTGGTATGAAGTAAGGTTAGCCCTCGCCGCCTCTGCAACAACGGCGAGGGCTTTTTGCAGCCAGCGGGGAGCGGTCGCCGCTGCATGGTTTGACCATACTCCGCTTTACCTGACTACTTCAATACCGAAACCTTGCAATAAGACGGCGCTCGACATGGCTCGACAAGCCCTCATCTTGCGACTTTGCGGCGCGAAAATCGGAAAAATTAAGGTGGCGTAAATGAACATTCAAGAAGTGTGCAGAATCCGTAAAGAAGAATTGAAACTGACCTATCAAGACATTTCCGACGTTTCCGGCGTGCCGCTGTCCACCGTGCAGAACTTCTTTTCCAAGTTTTCTAAAGCTCCGTCGATTTACACCGTCGCGCCGATCTGCAAAGCGCTTGGAATATCGCTTGATGAGGCGTTCGGAATTTCCGAACACCTGACGCCGACCGAGGAAACCTTGCAAGCGCGGAATGATGAGTTGGAACGCCATGTTGACGCAAAGGCCGATACCATTGAGATCATGCGGCGCGGCGTCCGTATCCGAAACGGCGTGATTGCTATAATGTTCCTCATCATCGTTTTTCTTGCTGTGTGGTGCGCGTACATTGATTTTCACTGCATAGATTACGGATTTTGGAGGGGGCTATGATGAGAGCGGCATTGTATATCCGCGTGTCCAGCGAGGAGCAGGCGCGGCATGGGCTGTCCCTGCAAGAGCAGCGGGACACGCTGACAAGGTATGCCAAAGCGAATAAAATGACCGTGGTGGGCATATATGAGGACGCGGGCATATCCGCGCGAAAGCCGTATAAAAAGCGTCCTGCGCTTCTGCGTCTGCTGGACGATTGCAAAGCAGGGAAGGTAGACACGATCTTGTTTATCAAGCTCGACCGATGGTTTCGTAATGTCGCAGGATACTACGATGTGCAGACGCAGCTGGACAAATACGGCGTGACATGGCAAGCGACGGAAGAGGACTACGAGACGCGCACCGCGTCCGGGCGATTAAAGGTCAATATCATGCTTTCCGTCGCGCAGGACGAGGCCGACCGCACAAGCGAGCGGATCAAATTTATCAACGACGGAAAACGGGCAAAGGGGCAACCCGCAGGGTCAAAAGCGCCTTTAGGGTATGTTGTTAAGGACAGGCAATACCAGATTGATAACGATACAGCAGATGCCGCGCGAGATATGTTTGCGGCGTATATCAGACTGCAAAGCGTGCTTGGCGTAAAGAAGTATATGCTTGAGAAGTGGGGGATTGACAGGGCGTATACCAAATATGTAAACTATTTCCGGAACCGGCTTTATATCGGCGAGGTGTACGGCATCGAAAACGCTTGCCCCGCCCTGGTGAGCAAGCAGGATTTTGACATTGTAAATGATATTCTGCGTCAGCGGTCGCAGCGCTGCGCGGGAGTTGAGACAGATCGCGTTTATCTGTTCTCCGGCCTGTTGCATTGCAAAGAGTGCGGGAAAACGATGCAGTCGGAAACGGCAAAGCAGATTTATACCTACTATCGTTGCAGGACGAGAATGCTTGACAACTCCGCGTGCCAGCACAAAAAGAGGATCCGCGAAGACGCGCTGGAAGATTATTTATTGCATGAGCTTGAGGGGATTGCCGAGCGAAACAATCGCTATTACAAAAAGGCAGAAAAAAAGCCCACGCAAAGCGCGGACGCAATACGAAAGAAAATGGGCAAATTGAAAACGCTTTATCTAAATGACCTGATTGAGTTGGACGAATACAAGAAGGAATACGCAAACTTGAAAAAGTCCCTCGAAACGGTAGAGGAAAAGCCGAAGACAAACCTTGATGCGCTCCGAAATGGACTTGCTGAATATGAAACTTACTCACGGGAAGAGAAAAAAGAATTCTGGACGCGCTTTATCCGGAGAATTGACGCAGATGATGACGGCGCGTTTTTTGTAACGCCACGTTAGGCATATTTGACCATCGTGTTCCTAAAGGTAAATTATACCCAAAAGAATCCCCCGCCTTACGACGGGGGTGTTCTTATTTTTCGAGCTTTCGCATGACGCTATTATAGACGCGCTCGTTTACAATTTTCAAACTGTCCATCAGCTCGTCCATGATTTCCCACGCCTTGTCCGGTGGAACATCTGCCACTGCGCGTAGGAAATCACTGTCGCCGTATGTTTCGACGTTGACCGGCGCGGGCGCTGCGGAGTATGCCATTGGCAAAGCTTTTTCTCTGCTGCCGCTTTGCTGGTCACGAATGGCATACAGCACAGCAAGGCGCTCATAGTTTGTCCAGCTTGATTCTTCCGTTTCAAGTCGGGCTATCCAGCGATTGACCTCATTTTCGTCGACCATAGGGGTGCACCCCCTTTAGCCCTCAATCGTGTCCATGCAGCGCTGGATAGCTCTGCGGATGCTTTCATCGTCGGCGTTGTCCAGCATTTCCTGCAACTGGCGTTTCATGTTGTCGATGCCGCCGTCGCGGGAATAGTGGCCGCGCACATAATGCGTGCCGCGTCTGCCTCTGCCGCGCATATCGTACTCGTCGCGGCGGCTGGAATAGCCGTCATCTTCCATCGCTTCGATTTTGTCGATGTTTTTGATGGTATCAGTCAGCTTATGCACGATGTCAAGGTCACCTGCGCCAAGCTCACCCTTGCGAGTGATTTCTTCCAGCTCCTTGCAGAGCATGTCGCGCAGATCATACATAGATTTCATACCCATTGTTTTCTCCTTTCAGCTCACGCGGTCGACGGTCAGGTTGCTGTTGGCAAAACTGACCGCCTGCGCGCTTGTGTTTTTCGCCGCTACCGTCACGCAGCAGCCGCGCGGCACTTCCACGATGGCGCTGACGTAGACATTAAAATAGTTTTCTACCGCAGCGGGCGTGACGGTCGCCGTAGCTCCGTTGAGCGCTTCACCGTTGACAGCGAGCGCCGTTGTGATCGCGCCTACCGTTCCGCCCGTGGGGACGGCGATGTTTGCGCCAAAGCTCACCTTAAAGCGCGCCTTGCACTGCTGCGTCAGACCGCGCAGGGTAACAAGCCCGCTGCCCTCGCGGTGGACAATGCACGGCTTGCCGCAAGCCGCCGTGGAGACCATCGGCACATTCTGTCCAGCGGGGACGACTGCGATACCGGGGTTTACATATTCAGCCATATATTTCAGTCCTTTCTAAAGGGGTCGATTTCGACCCGGTTAAAATACAGCGGCGGAGCTATTGCCCCGCCGCGTTGTCGTAGTATCGGCACGGGGCCGACCATCTCGGTAACGTCACCGATATAGTGACCGAGAAGCTATGCTATGCAGTTGTCAGCAGCCGCAGCCCTGATTGCAGCCGCAACCGCACCCAGTATACTGATACGGGGCCGGAACGGAAAACGAAGGAACGGGACGCGGATTGTAATACGCGAACTGTGCGCTAACATAGTTGCGCATATCAAGCGTCTGAGCAGACTGAGAGGCCGCGAGATCAGCAGCAAAAAGACGCTGGTTCTGTTCAGCAATCTTCGCGTCCTTCGCAGCGATCTCTTGCGCAGTAAGACGCTGATCAATGCCGCGGAAACCGCTGTTCATCGCGTCGATGATGTCGCGGGTCGCGTTCTGCACAGTATTGCGCGTGTCGCACGCCTGCGCCGCCATGTCGTAGCGCACGCCCTCGATGCTACGCTGGGTGTTGCAGCAACACTCGGCCGCCTGCATCTGCATGGCGTTGAGCTGCTGCATCAGCGCCGCCTGCTGGTTTGCGCGGGACAGCTCGGACTGTGCAAAGCCGTTTGCCATCGCCATGTTAGTGCCGTTGACAAGTTGTGCCTGCTGGTAGAATCCGTCGCAAAGGCCCTGATTTACACTGTCGATCTTGCGCTCGACATTGGCAAAATCAGAGGTCAGCACATAGCCGTCGACCACGCCGCCGGAATTGCCGTTGTTTCCCCAGCCGTTGCCGCCCCAGCCGCAGAAAACAAACAAAAAAAGAATGATGATCCACCACGCGCCGTCGCCGCCAAAGCCGCCAAAGCCGCTGTTCATCATGCCGGTTGGCGCAACAGGCATAGTGGCCTGAACGCCGCCGTCAGAAAGAGACATAGTATCACTCCTTTGAAAAATTTTTATTCATCAAATCGTGGCCACGATGTTGATTTATGTTGATGCTTATTGCATCAGACTTTGAAACTGCTTCGCCATCTGTTGCAGCTGGTTCAACTGCTGCTGGTTGAGCTTACCGCTCTGCAAAAGCTTTTCGACCTCCGCTTTGGGGTCACCATGAAAATTTGCCTTGAATTGCTGGAACTGCTGCATCATCTGCATGAAGCCGTTCCCTCCGCCGAGCGCACCGAAAAAGGGATTATTCATCGTCATCGTTCTCCTTGCGCTTCTTCTTGCTTTTCAGCTCGCCCACAAGTGCCGCCAGCGCGTCGAACTCTTTTCGGGTGACAAATTCCGCGCCCTTTTCCTGCGGCGCTGTACGGGGCGTTTCTGCGCGTTCTACGAGGTCGTAAATCTTGAGCGTTGGCTTGCCGCTTGCGTCTGCTTGCTTGAGGTACACAGTCGGAGCGGTGGAATCCCACAACGCCACGGCGGAGTTGGGCGCGATCAGGTAGCCTCTCGCCTCCTGCTCGCCGCTTACCCACTGCACGCCGCCCTGTGCGATGGGGTTCTGTTGCACTGGCTGCTGCATGGGCTGCATCTGTGGCTGCTGCATCTGCCGCATCTGCATGAGGTTATCCGGCATTGGCTGCGGATAATAGGGGTTAAAATAGGGATATGCCATGTTCATTCCTCCGTTTCTTTTGCCCAGTAATAAAGTGGGATTTCGTTCTCGCTGTTCCAGCTGTCAAAAATTGTCCCGTCCTCCACGCAGACCACATGACCGGAGAGCGCGAGAATATACGTCCCGCGCGGGTGCTCGTCGGCAAACCTACCGACCGTGTAGCAGTCGGGGCAGGTATCCGGCATGATATAGCGACGGTAGCCCAAAGACCGCAGATACGCGCCCCAGCAGGCATTTGCATTGGGTAAGTCGCCGTCAAGGTAACCCTGTATGCAGAGGGACAAATACACCTCGCCCCAGTCCTTCCCCGTCGCCTTGCAGATCGCGCGCACGGTGCAGTCGGACACATTACGCCCAGCGGGATTTGGGTTAAAGTAGCTATACATGGAAAAGCTCTGCGAAATAGACGTAAGTGCGCAGCTCGTCAGGATCAGGGAACAGAGTCAAAATGTCCAACGCCATTTGCTCGGTAAATCCACAAGCTAAAAGTCGTTCGTACATTTTGCGCACCTCCTTTTGTTGTCTCAATCATACCGTGTATCGCGCCTTACAAATGGTCATCGTTTGGTCAATATTTGGTCAAAAAATATTTCAAAAAGCTCTTGACATTACGCTAATATTAGCGTATAATGAGCATGTAAACAAGAGAGGGGAAACCCAAGGAGGATAAAAAAATGGAGAACAACAGAAATTGGTACGCGATCCAGAGAGACGCCGAGGACAACGATTGGGGCACCGGCAGCTTTGATTGGGACGAGGCCGTTGAGATGGCCAAGGCCAAGGGTTATGAGCAGATCGCCGAGATTGACGGTCACTATAACGAGGACGGCGATCCCACCGTCGATCCGATTTGTGTCGCCGTGTATATTGCCGGCGAAGACTTCTAAGACCAAAAAGGAGGAGTGCAATCATGACCATTCAGGACCTCATTCAAAAGTACAACATCACCCTGCAGACCAAGTTGACCGACAAGGGCTGGGAGCTTACCGGCACGCTGGCGATCCGCGAGGTAGCCGCCTGCAAGCGCGATGGGAAATTAGACGAGATCAAAGCTAAAAAGTCCGATATCCTCGCCGTCCTGATGGAGGAGCGCAAGGCTGAGAAAAGCGCCCGCACCGAGCGCGAGGCGAAGATCAACGCTATCCCCGGCCTGCGTGAGATTAAGGCCGCGCAGGAAGACATGAAGCGCTGGCGCGAGGAATTTACCGCAAGCTTTGAGAGTGAGGCTGGCGGCAGCGTTGGCGTCCGTACCAAGCCCAAGTATGATATGGCCGGTCTCTATGCCAAGTATCCCCGCGCGAAGGCATACCTCGATGCGAGCGACTACTCCAAAGCAGAACACTACGTCAAGGCCGCCTCCGGGAAGAAAGCGCTGGAAGCCATCATCAACGGTGAGGACTACGAGCAGGCCATCAATACCATGGAGGCCGAATGGGCCGAATACACGGCGGAGCATATGTGGGGTTAAATTATGAGGCGAAAATACAACGACTGCCAGCGAGAAGACGGAGATTGCACCGTCTGCTCCTTGGTCAACTACGGACGCGACTGCCACAACCGCGCGATATCAAAATTAGAATGGTCGCGCCGCATGGCCGAAATGACGCAAGCCAACCTCGCCGAGAAATCCGGCGTGAATATCCGCCAGATCCAGCGCGTGGAGCTGGGAGAATCCGACGCTGGGAATTTGACGGCCAAAAACCTGATTGCCATTGCCGACGCAATCGGCGTGAATCCAAAAGACCTTATATAAACACAAAAAGAGAGCGCCGATTAACCTCGGTGCTCTCTTTGTCCGTCTGCTATTTTTTGGTATGCCCGCCTGCGGCAGCGGTTGACTGCCTCCGGCGACAGGTGCAGTGCCTCGCACACTTGCGCGTAGCTCTTGCGCCGCACGTCGCACTCGATGATACACGCCGCCTCGTCGTCGGGCAGCTCAAAAGATAGGATATATGCAATGGCCCGTTTGGGGGCCATCGCGGATAACTCCGCCCGGATACGCTTGTGCTGACTGTCCATGCCCCGTGTGGGACGTTGCAGAGCGCTTGCGCGTGGCTTTCGCCGCCCGCTCCTTCCTGTGCCCAAATCGGGCACCGTTATTTTGTCGCTCTCTGGATCATCGCCACGGCTTCCTGCCGCGTGATGAATCTCTGCGGCGCGCTGCCGTCCGTGATGCCCGCCGCTTTGGCCGCCGCCCAGTCCTTTGCCGCCCACAAAGAGACGGGCTTCGTGCCGAGCTGTGCCAAATAGCTGTCCATCATCTTGTTAAACGTTGCCTGATCCATGTACTCCTCCATTTCCGGCGGGTAGTGCCCCGTCAAAATCGAACTGCCTCCGTATCTCCCGTGATCGTCCCATTGGAAGTGGGGTTTGTCCGGGAATTTCTTCCAGTCCCCGCCCCACGAAAAGCCGACCTGCTTGCCGATCTGCCCGCAGCGGGCAAAGAACGACGGGTCGTCGTACTCATGCCCCTTGACGTTTTTGCAGATGTCGAACGCCAGTCCCGCCTTGACGGAGTGGAACGTCGGGCGCGTCGCGTTTTTGGCCGCGTAGCCCATGCGCGCAAGATAGCGCTGATACTCGTCATCACGCACCGTCTCCGTCACAAGCACCGGAAGCCCCGCCTCCTTGCAGAGGTCGAGGAAAATGACGCAGTTTGCCCGCACGTCGGCGCGCAGGTCGGCAATGTCACGGCTGTGATACATTGTTGTCACCTCCCACCGCGTCCTGCACCTTCTGGCTCTGCGTGCCGAAGTAAAATGCGATGATGACGGCATAGATCGTCATGAAGTCCTGCGAAATGTTCCCCGTGACGGCCATGTACGCAAATACGCCCGTCAGCACCAGCGTCACGATGCTCTTGACGCTCATGAGGTTTGCGATTCTCTTGAGGATTTTTTCATTCATGGTTCATTCGTCCTTTCCCTTGATTTTGATTCCCGCCAGTAGGCCAAGCTCCGCCGTCCATGCGGCGAACCATGCCACCGTCAGGCTGTCCGGCACGGCCTTGTCAAAGGCCGTCAGGATAAGTGCCGCGATGCAGTACCAGCAGAGGTTCACGACCGCTGCAATCAGGTACTTGTCGCGCTTCCTCAGCTTCTTCATGCCATGCCTCCCGAGATCAGCCACGCGAGGAACGCCCCCGCGAGCACGGCGAGCAGCTTGTCCACGATGCTGTCCCACCGTTTCCCCGCCTTGCCCGTGATGAGCTTCACGTCCTCTTTGATCTCCTTGACATCGCCCTCCACGGTCTCCTGCTTTGTTGCCAAGACCTCGACCGACGTCACGAGCCGATCAAGCGCGACCTGATGCTCCGTCAGCTCGTTGATCCTGTGCGTGTTGCTCTTGCACCGCGCGTCAATCAAGGCAATGTCTGCGTCGTCATAATGCTTTGTGTTTTCCATTCGCTCCCTCTCCCCGTTTTAGTTTTCTGCCACGACCCCGTACTTCACCAGGATCGCCCTGACCTGCTCGTTCTTGAGGATCTTCTTCTGTTGCCCCTGATTGAGTTCGCTGTAGACGAGCGTCAGCGCTTCCTTCGTCTCCGCGACGTGCTCGCGTGCGCGCTCGGTGTAGGTTTTCTTCATGTCACTGTTCCTCCATCAGCAGGATTTTTGCGGCGTGCTCTGCGTCCGCAAACTGCGCCCTCAGCGCTTCCACTTCCGTGGGCTTGCCCATCTTGATGGATATCGTGCCGTCGCGGTGGTCGGTGATGTCGCCGCTGAGGCTGTACTCGCTCATGTCGCGCTCGTGGTCGACGGTCTGCCCCGTGGGCATGCCGCTCTCGTCCAGCACGTCCTCGCGCTCAATGAGCGACCACGGCGCATTGCTTGGCAGCAGGGCGGCGATCTCCGCCGCGCTTGCCTTGATTGTCACCGTGCAGGTGGGGCGTCCCCACGCGCTGTCGCGGTAGTGTTCCGCCGCCTCGCACGGCGTTTCGGTGTTGTTTGCTTTCAGAACAGTGCTCATGTGTGCTCCTTTCTCATAGCGGCGTGGCGTTCGCTTGCAGGAACGCCAGCAGCTCGCCGGTTGGTTCTTTTTCGAATTCAACCGTTCGATACTCTTCGGATACCCAACTGCGTTTGTTCAACCATACGCGGGTGTTATCGGATTCGTTCATATACCACAGCTGAACAGCTACGGAGTTTCCTGCGATGCTTGCTATGTCGCATTGCATAGTACTGTAACTTTTGTTCCTGGATTTGAAGGTGGCGTGAAAAGTAATACTGGATGTCGTTGTCGGTAGGACGCCATCGTTGAAATACCACGTCAGCCGCTTCTTCCTCCGCCGTCTCATGTTATAGATCATGTCCTTGCCTCCTTACCCGAGATAGTTGATGGGGTAAATGGTCACATAGACGTCGATACTTTCCGTCGGCACGGTCTCGGCGTGGAATGTCACGCTGTTCGCGCCCTGCGCAACCATCTGAATGCTTGCCTCGTCGTAAGGGTTCCCCGCCGCCGTGTTCACGGGCGTGGGAATCAGCAGCTGCTTTGTCGCGTCCGATAGCACGCCGCTGCATGTCACTGTCTGCTGCTTGGTGCTGCTGTTCCAGCCCGAGGCGGTCAACGTCACCTTGCGCGTGGTCGGCCGCAGCGCGTAGTCCGTGCCCGCCGTCGCCGCCTTCAATCCACCCGAGCCGTCGCCCTTGATGAGGGAGGTGGTGGCGGGGACAGTCGGAATGACCGTCGTGTTTGGGAGCGCGCCTACCTCAGAGGCCGTGTAGCTCGGCTTGCTCGCGGCTTTCGCCCATGCAGGCACAGTCGGGTCGCTCTCGTTTTGCAACGCGCTGTCCGCTTTGCCCAAACTCGTCTGCACATCGCTTGCAAGGTCACTCTTGGCAACCGTGTCCTTAAAGGCAAGCCAGCCAAGATCGTTAAACCACTTGGCGATTTTGCCCATCAGGATCGCAAGCTTCGTGCCGGATTCCAGCGCCGTGCGCGTACTCGCGGGAGTGAATGTTACCTTGATGTCGCTGCCGTTGACCTTCCCCGCCGCTTCCTGTGCGATCTCGTTGACGTCCGCCGCCGTGAAGTAGTCCACGCCTTTAACGGGGGTTTTCCCGTCCGCGCCGTCTTTGCCGGGCGCACCGTCCGCGCCCTTCTCGCCGGGATCTCCCTTCTCACCGGGGGCACCGTCTTTCCCCGGTTCTCCTTTAAGCGCGCCGCTGTCAAGTTTCTGCTGGAACGTTGTGCCATCGGCAAATTTAACGTTGCCGGCGGGAATGTTAGAAAACGCGTCATCGACGTATTTGTAAATATCAAACTGTTTGCCCTGAGGGTCGTACACAGCGGCGAGCATATCGCCCGAGCCAGCACCGGCAGCGCCACGACAATAGCCCGCGTCATACGTTGTGCCATCGGAGAGGGAGACGATCATATGATAGTCACTCTGCCGGATCGTGATGCCTGTGATAGTAGGCGCATCTGCACCGGGGTTGCCGCGGGGAATGCCAAACGCCAGTTTGAAAACATTGTCAACAACGCTCTTGCTTACCGTCGCGTCAGAGCCGCTTGCCAGCGTGACCGCCTCAACAATCATGTTGACGATAGAGTCTCTCGCCGCTTGTGCGTCGGTTTTTGCCGTTTCTGCCGCAGACTTGGCGGAGGCAGCGTCCTCGGCGCTCTGAGCGGCCTGTGACGCTTTCTGCCCCGCAGCGGTCGAACTACCCGCCGCCGCGTCCTTTGCGCTCTCAGCGGCTTCCTGCGCCGATTCCGCCGCCGTCTTTGCCGTCTGCGCATCGGTCTTCGCCGTCTCTGCGGCTTTCTGGGCGTTGGTGGCAGCGGTTTGTGCGGCCTTTGCCGCCGTCTCCGACTTTGCGGCATTGGTCGCCGCCGTCTGTGCGGCCTGTACCTTCTCGTCAACGCCGGTCGCAGATGCAGCAGCCGCAGCCGCAGAAGATGCCGCAGCCTTTGCGGACGCATCAGCCGCAGCAACCTTATCGTCGATGCCCTGTGCAGCGGTCTCCGCTCTGGTTGCGTCCTTCGCCGCAGCATCAGCCGATGCTTTAGCGGTATCAGCGTATTCCTTGACACCCTGCACCTCTGCCGCAACGGAGTCCTTGGCGTATTGCACGACCTGACTGCCCTTGAGCTTTTTCGCTTCACCGTTCTGCTGCAAAACGAAAAGGTCTTCGCCCGTGATCTGTGACGCTTGGGTAAGGTCGGAAATTGCTTTATCAACAATTGCTTTATCAGCCATCGGCTACCTCGCTTTCCTTCTCGATCTTCGTCTTGCTCTCTTTGGTGAGCGGCTCGTCCGGCTTGTCCAGCTCAGCAAAGGCGTTTTCGAGGTTCTGCATCGCCATTGCCACGCGCTTGGTGTCCGCGCCCTTGACATAGATGCCTGTAATCATGCTGTAGGCACCCTCGATCTGCTTTTTGAGTTTTTCTTTATCCATCAAAACCAGCTCCTTTTCTCCAAGGCTTCCACTCTATGTACAAGCTCCTGAATCATCATCGTATTGAGCGGAATTAAACTATCATAGCGAATACCATAGGTGTAGCCTGTGATATTGTGATTTTCGTCTCGTATCGGCATTTTGCACCAACCGGAAAACTCAGATGCAGCTATGCCGTTGTCAGCAAGGCTTTGCTCCATATCCTGCGCGATCATCCCGATATGGTATCGCCCGCTCTGCCCCTCGTTGTACTTAAAGCGGCAAGGCTTGAGGTCGAGCAAGAATTGACGATACCGGGACAAGTCGTATTCGATACAGTTTTTTACGTTTTTGTCAGAGCTGTAAATGACCGTTCCGTCAGTCGCCCATACAGTCGGGCCAATTTTGGCCGCATCGTCGTCTAATTGGAGTCTCGTCCTATATGCACTCGTAATGTATACATTACCGCCAGAATCGAGCTGAATCCCGCCGTCATACGTACTGATGCTAATGCCGTAGCCAGTAGTGGTATCTACCAGCTCGATAGTCCCGATTTCAGTTCTGCGGTTCGCCATAAGTGAGACCGTTTTGCCACGCAAAATTTCCGCTGTAATACTGGTACTGTCGATGTAGGTGTCGATGCGGTCATCAACTTCACTTGAGCTCAGACCTGCATTGTTGTCGACATACGTCTTAGTTGCGTATTTCGATCCATCTGCAAGGTCACCAACGTAAATGCTGCCCGTCTGGATTTGGCTTGCCTTGAGCGTGCCGTCAATGTTGACCGCATTGACGTGTAAATCAAGCGTCTTTGTGCTCAGTGTAGTGCTTCCTGCTTTGAGGGTAAACGTGCTGCCGCCGCTGCCACTGGACACACTCAACTCAATTTTATCGATACTCTGATTGATAAGGCTCTGTGCCGTACTGCCGTCTATTTTCCCGCTGACCTCCGACCGCACATTCCCAAGCTCCACACGTAGGGACGAAATGTCATCGCCGACACCATCAACACGTAGTTCGATTTTGTTTACACTCTGGTCTATCATGCTTTGCGCGGTCTTTCCATCGATCTTAGTGGACACAACCGATTGCACGTTGTCAAGGGACACGCGCAGAGAGGACACGTCACCATTAACCCCATCAATACGGAGGTTGATTGCGTCGCTGGTTTTGATGATGAGCGACCGCGTCTTTGCCATGTTGCGCTCGATCTGCCGCTGCGTCGGCGATTTGTAAGGGTACTCATCGTCCAGCTCGTCAGCATCGGGGGAGGAAATGCCGGAAGCGCACAGCGCTGAAAAATTGATCTCCTGTGTGATGAGCGGCACATAGTGTCCCGCTACTGTCATTGCATCGCCGATCTCTGCCGCGATATCCAGCAGCGCATCGCTGCCCTCGTATCCAGTGTGTGTGTATCCTTTCACTTTGCCGAGGATTGCCCGCGCCATTTCTGCCGTTCCGTCAGGGTGCGGCGCCGTCAAGGTCTTGCCGGTATCGTCCCCGGCAGATGCGACCACATCGCCGTTTTCGTCCAGCAACTCCACCTTGGAGATGGGCTTTGATGCAATACCGGGGGAAAACTCCGCGATGCTGCGTCCCAAATATACTTTGTCCATAGTCTCACCCCTTAAACGAGGATACGCACGCCGCCAAAGGTGATGGCGCTGCCGCCCTCCGTGATAAGATAATTGGTCTCGGCGGGCATGGAGTTCAGGCTTACCAGCAGCAGCTTCCCCTCGTCCGTGATGATCCAATTGCCCGCGTTGGCAACCGCGACGCGGGACAATGCTTCGCGCATCGTCATATCGCCCTCGCTGTCAACAGGGTATTGCACGGGGAACGCCGCGTTGAGCTGCGTCCTGCTGTCCACAGCAACGCCCATGCGCGCCGCGATGTCATTGACCGCCGTCCATACGGGCATCGGCCACGTCTCCGCATCATAGCTACTGTCAAGCCATGTCTGCTCCGACTTGAGCATGGAATCATATCCATGCACACTCAAAACGCCCGTTTTTCTATCGGTTTTTCGTGTCGCGAAATAGAAGACGCCTTTGGGGATCCACTCGCTCACCTGCTCACCCGACACAAGCCGCGCGTAAACCTTGATTTCTGCCTGCCGCGGGATATCGACCTTTGGAATAATCTCAAAATCAATCTGCCGTGCAGAGCAGTTGCCAATGCCAAAGGTGGAATACAGCCCACCGTAAACGCGCAGACTGTCTTTCACGATATCTGCTTGGCTGTACTCCACCCCCGCAATGCTTAATTTGGTTTCCACGCGATGATTCTTGTCGGCAAGCAGTGTTAAAAACAAATTGCTTACCTTGTGCATTAGACTTCCCTCATTTGGATTTCTCCGCCCTTATATCTGCGCTTCCCGTCGACAGACACAAGCGCAAACGCCGCGTCCAGATTGCTTATCACGCGCATTGTTTTTACCATGTCTGTCTTGGTATATGGGTCGGAAAATGTCACCTCAATGGTCGATGCGTGCAGTGCGTTGCAATAAGCCGTCGCCTCGTCCTCCGTCATCGGAAAGAGGGAGAACTTCACGACATAGCGGTCTTTGCTCCGCACCGCGTGCTCCACATCGTCCATCGTTACAATGATCTTTCCATAGCTCACTTCGCGCTGGGCGGAGTAAGTAGATACCTTTTCGTGCACGTCAAGCGCGCCGAGTTTCAGCGTGATATCCATTTACACCCCCATTGCTCGTTGGAGCTGCCTGTTGTATTTGTATGCCGTCTCGCCGATTACCTTTCCATCGAGTACGGACTGCACAACGATGTTGATATCGCCGCCCATTCCGCCGAGGGAAGATAGCGCGCTGCGCATCTGGCCGCCGAAAGATTGCTCCGCGCCGATCTGTGCCGTGCCGAAGTCCAGCCCGCCAGTGATGCCGCGCTTTATGCTGTCATACTCGCTGTCCCAGCCCTCGCCAAGACCCAGCGCCATGTTTTCGCCGATTCCGGCGAATACGCGGGACGGGGAATGAATACCAAGAACGCCCTTCACTCCATCTACAATTCCGCCAAAGAAACCAGACACCTTTTCCTTGATCCAGCTCCCCATCGCCTTGATGCCGTCCCACACGCCGCGCACAATGTCCTTTCCGACATCGATAACGTCAGGAATGAAATCAACCAACGTTTTAATGATTGTTGCCGCCATATTCAAAACGCCTGTGACCAGCTGCGGGAGGTTTTGCGCCAACCCCTTGACCAACGCAATGACCATTTGCAGACCCAGCTTGATAATGTCCGGCAGCTTGTCGATGGCATAGGAGACAAATTTTTCGATCATCTCCGGTCCCTTTTCCTGCACCACAACGCCGATGTTTTCAAGGATTCTCTCCACGACCGGCAAGAGATTTTCCGCCACCGTCGCGGTGCTGCCCAAAAGGTTTGTAATGAGTTCCGACATGTCGGCGTTTTCATCGCCAAGCCCCGTGATAAAGTTGTCATACGCCGCTTTCATCGACGCAATAGAGCCTTGAATCGTCGTGCTGGCTTCCAGCTGCGTCGTGCCCGTGATGCCCATCTCCGTTTGAACGGTATGGATCGCGTCCACAATGTCCGCGTAGCTGTTGATGGTGTAATTGGTGTAATTGCCCTGCGCGGCGTTTAAGGCGTTCGCATCGTCCAAAAGACGCTGCATTTCCTCCTTCGTGCCGCCATAGCCGAGCTTGAGGTTATCGAGCATGGTATAGTTCTGCTTGGCAAAACCGGAATACGCATTCTGAATAGATTCCATGCTCGAACCCATCTTGTTTGCGTTATCCGACATGTCGGTAATGGCCAGATTTGCCTTTTCAGCCGCAGCTGCCGTATCTCCGCCCATTGATTGCAGCAGAGACGCGGAAAACGCCGTCACGGTGGTCATGTACTCATTCGCGCTCATGCCCGCAGTCTGGTATGCGTTCTTGGCGTACTGCATCACGGTATCGGCAGAGGACTTAAAAAGCGTTTCCACGCCGCCGACCAGCTGCTCATATTCGCCGTAATTTTCTACGGCTTGTTTTGTAATGGCAACCGCAGCCGCGCCTGCCGCCGCAATCGCGGCGCCGCCGACCTTTGCCGCCGTAGCAAGCCCGCCTTTCAGTTTCCCTGCAAGCGTTTCCGCCTTGCTGCTCGTTTCCGAAAAGCTTTTGTCTACGTCTCCGTCGTCTACGCTGATTTTTACAAATAAATCAAGTAGATTCATGCTTCACCACCAATCCGCACCGCGCGACCACATCGGCGGTAATCTCTTCGCACGTTCTGTTGTCCTGCTTTTTCGGCTCAATAATGTCCGCGTATCGCGCCTTGATGTAGTTCCCGCCCGCGTATCGCGCCGTGTTTTCTGCCACAATGCGTAGCGCGTCCGTCACGTAGATGCGGTACGCGTCGTTTCTTGCTCTCTCATTGAGCCGCGCCACGCAGTACCGCAGAAACGGCTTTATTCTCCTTTGCCCTCGGTATTCTCCTGCGCAGAGCCAGAGGATTTCCCGCTCTGCGCTGAGATAAAAAGCGCGCCAAATGCTTCATCGGTCAAAAGTTCCGTTGCGTCTTGCATCAGTTTGATGAGGTTCAATTCGCTCTTGTACTGTTCCTCGCTAACCCCTTCAATGGCAGCGAGAATGGCGATGATATCGCCCTTGTGCTCCTTAAAAAGCACGGGGAGCGACTTTCTCGCCCGCCACACTAAGAAGTTTTTTGCCGTCATACCTTCCGGCAATCGTTCGCGCCTGAAAAGCGCAGATGCCGCATTGTCCTGTGCAATGTTTGCGACAGGATCAATGATATCCGCGATAACGTCAAAGACGCGCTCGCCCTGAATGTCGGAAAGTCTCATTTACGCCTCCTCCGTGCCGGCCTTGATGTAGATTTCAAACGGCACCTTGTCCTGCGCGCTCATGGAATAGTGCGCCGTATACTCAAAGGCAAACTGGCCCTTGCCCTTGTCCGCCGTTTGAAGCTGGAATCCGCCAGTAGACAGTGCATTCATCAGGTGGATTGCGATAAACCCGCCGTTTGCGTCTCCGTTCTTGTCGGAGTAGTCGCCTACCAACCAGATATCCGAAAAGTCCTTTTCAAGCACGTCATTTCTCGGCGTCACTTTCGTGGCATCGCTGGTGTCAATGTCCGCAGCGCCGCACAGGCTCTTCGCAACGGCGGTGTCGGCGCTGACAAACGTACCGCTCGCCTTTGCCTCCCACGAATCAAGCTTTTTTAGCTCCTTCGTGTTTTTCGGGCAGTTGTCAATATCTTCGCCATAGTCCGAGTATTCCGGAGTTGCCGAGAAGTTGACGCCGCCGGTCGTCGCGCCGATCTGCCCTGCCTCTCCAATGGTGCCGGTTGCAGGCGTGAAGTCGGTCGTCAAAACACCGGCGTTGATCTGCAATTTCTGAAATGTATCAACAGGAATTTTGGTAAATTTCATAGTCTTTTCCCTTTCATCAGTTCTGCGACAGGTATTCCACGGTAAGGTTGAGATACCGCCGCTTGATGTTCTTGTCGCTCTCGTCCGCGATGTTCTGGCACCACGGGGAGCCGCGCTTGATCCACATCGCGCCGCCGTCATACGGCACGAACGCGCCGCCCATGCCGATGGCGTCGGCGATCTCCTGTGCCTTTGCATTGGGCACTGCCTCGCTTTCGGTGTAATACCAGAGGTTGACCGTCAGCGCGATCTCTCCACTCTCCCACGACCCCGTGATCAGCTCATAGGTCAGCCACGGGAAGGTCGCGTCCTTCGGCACATTGGAAGTTGGGTATGCCGGGAGGAACTGAGAAAACCACGCATGGAGCGCCTTATCTTTTGTCATTTCGGCAGCTCCTTCCGTTCGGCGGTGAAGAATTTCAGCGCCCGGATCGTCGGGCCTGCCGACCGCGGCGCAGCTTTTTCTTCGGGGTTGGAGGTCACGCGGTAAGTGTTGCCGGTGGACGTGTCGCGGAAATAGTCGTTGTACTCGATGGGAACGGTCTTGTTGACCAGCGCGGAATACACAGACGTAACGCCCTCTTTTTCGGCCCTGCGGGCCTCCATTGAGGTGTCGAGCGCCTGATAGTTGAAAAATTCCGCGCCCTCGGCCCACGCAACGATGTAGCCGCCTGCGCCGTCCGGCGTTCGCGTCTTTTCCATCAGCACGCATTTGCTTGCGAAATCGTCCAGTAAACTCACGGTTCCACCCCCTTGAGTTTTCGCCAGTCGTTTAACCGGCCTCTAAAAGCGTCCTGCCAGCCCGTCACAGCGCTTGTGCCAGCGTTTCCGCCGCTTGCCTTGGTGTAGCTGTAGCCGCCGAAACTCTCGCTTTGATACGGGCTTGCAACGGTTTCCCCGTTCTTTTTCTGCCAAGACTCGATCTCAACCGAAAGATCGATTACGGCTTTCGGCACGGCAAGCGCCCACACAGAGCCGGTAAACGTCTCGTCCGTTAAATCGACCGCTGGGTATTGGTGAAGCCCATCGTTGAACACGGAGCCGCACACGCGGAAATACTGGTTATTTTGGAGAAAGGGCAGCGTAATGCTGCCATTCTCCGCGGCAAACGTGCCCTCGTGGATCTCCACAAGGAACCAGTTGTTTAAGTGCCGTAAGACTTGCTCAAGCATTACGCCGCCCTCCTATCAGGTTTTTGCCGTTACGTCAGCGCTGCCGGACTTGAGCGCATGATAGTTGCCGTCGCACTCAACAACGGTCACCTTCTGGCCGGTCGCAATGGTCAGGTCGCTCTTGCCGTCCCAATCGTTCCAACCGGCGACGTTGTCGCCGTAAGCGACGGTTGCGGCAGAGGCGCCGGACGTGTACTTATACTTGTTGCCCGCCGCAGCCTTTTTCGGAGATACGGTCAGCTTGGTATCGCCGCTCTTGGAGCCAGAGGCAGAGGTGACCGTCAAAGAGCCAAGCGCGCCGTTGTCGATGGTTCCAACGACCACGCCGTCAATGCGCTCAGCAAACAGCTCCATGCCGTTAATGACGGTGTCCGATGCGGTCATGTTGGTATAATCAGGTTCCTCATGGATGCCGATGTAGCCGGTCGCGTCGGTGGTAAAGGTGAAGACCTCCTGAAGATCCGCGCCGTTAACGGGAATGTAGTACAACACGATGTTGTCCTTGGCGGTGGCGTAAATCTTCCCCTTGGGAACGCTGGCGTTCATGATAAGCGTGCCGAGGCCGAGGAAGTTCTCGACGTAGCTCATGCCGAACGCGGTCTGCACGGTGATGTTGGCCGTAGACAGATAGTCCGCCACATCAAGGGGGTTCATGAAGTAAACTGCGCCGATCTCGTCGTCCTCGAAAAGGACCTGCAGATTGCCCCACGCCTGCGCAAGAACAGTCTGGAAGTTCTTGCCGCTCACCGCGCCGGTGCCGGTCGAGAGGAAGTCAAAGAAGCTCTTGCGGATGCCCTTCTGTACATCCTTGAGCATTTCGTCGGTGGTCATCTCCACCGCCTGATCGTAGCCGCGATCGGTGATCGCCTCGGCAGAGGTAGCCTTGCGCCACTTCTTGAGCGTAATCTCCTTGTAGTTCACGGCCTCGGTCTTGTAGTGGGAAAGGGGAATGGTGTCACCCTCGGCCACAACGCCGCTTTCGAGTGTGCCGGTCGCCTTGTAGCTCTTGAGCACAGTACCGGCCTGCTTTGCGATCTTGCGGGTCACACCCAAGGCCTCCATCAGCTTCTTGATGGAGTAACCGAACATTTCGGTAAATTCGATCTCGCGCACGCGGGCGAGGTCATTTTTCTTGATCAGATTGGTTTCAGCAGCCATAATTAGCCTCCGTTCTTATTTTCAAAAAGATTGATGTTTGCAGCGATCGCCGCGCGGCGCTCCGACCTGTCCTTGATCTGCATGATCTGGTCTTTAGTCATTGCGCCGCCGCCAGTGTTCGCCGGGGGATTGGCGGGATCCGCACCCTTTGTCTGCGTGGTGGAGACAAGCCCCTTGTAGGTGCCGTCTACGAGCGCATCAAGGCTCTTGGTGTCCTTGATCTTCTCGCCGTCCAGCTCCAATGCGGCCATTTCCTCGCCGCAACCACGCATCGCAAGGTCGAGATTCGCGCCGGTGATGTTTTTGCTCTCAAAGTAAGCGCGCACGGCCTTTTCCTTTGCCGCCTTGCTCTCCTTTGCGGTGACATTAGCCTTGAAGTCCTCGAAAGCCTTGTGCTCCTTCTCGTACTTCTCTTGATAGCCGCCGTCACCAGCCGCCTTGAGGTCGTCCAACTGCTTCTGGACGTCGGGCAGCTTCTCCGCGTCCGCCTTGTACTTGCTGACATCAGCTTTCAAGCCGTCCACGGTGTCGGTATGTGCCTCGATAATGGTGTCCACCTGTTCGTCGGTGAGACCCATGCCCTTCAAAAGTTTGCGTGTAAGTGCCATTGTTCTATCTTCCTTTCCCTTGTCCGCAGTTCGTCGCGGCGATAGATTGTATAAAACCGCTGTACCTCGCGGGTTTTACCTAAAGCAAAAGAGCCAACCACCGAGAATTTCTCAGTAGTTGGCTCATCGTGCCTTTCCGCGCGCTCAATTGCGCTGCGGTCTTATTTATTTTTTGATTTCTTCCATCTTGACGATCTGCGCCTTTATGCTCCCGTCCTTCATCTGCTTGAGCTGCACCCTTGCACCTGTCGCAAGCACGGCCTCCACCGCCTTGATAAGATTGTTATCCATTTTTCAGCTCGCTTTCCAGAATGTCCCGATACTGTCCCGCATGGTCGGCGGCAGCAGGTTTCAAAAACGGCTGCGCCTTGTTGCCGCGCGTGTAATGCCAGTTGCCTTTTGCGTCTTGATATACCCACGGCGTAGGCCGTCCGCCGCCGCCCTCGGCGTAAATGCCCGTGCCTAATTCCACATCCGCAGCATATTCGTTGTTTGTTCCGATGATCGCCGCCGGTTCCTGCTCGTCTACCACATGGGTAATGCTGTTGCGCAGATTTCCGGTGTCAACGGGGCACAGCTTTTTCGCATATCCCTCTGCCACCAGTCCGCACTTTTCTAGTCCTCGCGGCAGCGCCGCCTTGATCTTGGTAGAAACCTCCGCACTGTGGTCGTGGATTGTAACGCTCATCGTTGCAAATACCCCTCCCCGCGTTTCTGCCGCTCCCATTCCGCATAGGACATGTCCGAAATAACCTCTGTTTGCCCCGTATCGGCGGTTCTGGCGCGTCTCTGCGCAGTAGAGGTATCTACGCCCTCCACGGCGGCAATCAACGTACAGCGGCAGTTATATATCTCCCACGGTGGCCCTTGTGGGTCGCCGGGAAATCGACAGCCATTAGAAAACTTCTTGTCCTGCGCCACTTGTTCGCCGTCAAGCACGGCATGAGAGTGGCGTGTTCTGCTGTCCAGCGTCGCGAGCCAACGTTTTTTTAACTTTATCCCCATCTTTTCCGCCGCCGCGTAGCTGTCCATGCGTCCGGCGCTCTGCGCGCCGGTCACGGCGGTTCTGGCCGTGCGAATTGCGGAATCGCGGCTCATGGTGGTAATGCGCTTTTGCAGGTCATCCGCCATGTTCTTGATGCTCTTCCCCTGCAAGATGGAGCTGGTGACGCTGGCCGTGATTTGCTTCTTGCCATACGCAAGGTCGATACCACGCTTTAAGGCGCGTTTCGGCGGGTAATATGGCATTAAATCGGGTTGCTCTACCATGAGCCGCTTCACCGTCTGCTCGTCCCACAGGTCAAAGCCGACGTTGCCCGCGACCTGCTCAATGGTGTACGCCGCGTAGTTGCGGTTGAGGGAGTAAATACCTGGCGTTGCATCGTTGGTGTAAGACACCGCCACAGCGTTTGCGTCGGTCACGCGGTGCGCCACCTTGTCAAGCATGGCCTGATAGCGTTCCCCGCGCCCGATCTGGTTCAGCCGCCATTGCTTATAGTCGGCTTCCGTCCATTCCTTCCCGTTCTGCACGGTGCCGATCAGCGCTTTCATTTCCTCGTCGCGCTGATTGAACTGCTCAAAGTATGCGTCGATAGTAGCTTGCAGCTCTTTCCCTGCCTCACGGTACAGCTTCGCAATGCGCCGTTCCAGCGCGGCAAGCTCCGCGTCGGTCAGCTTGTGACCGATGTCTTCGTTTGGCACTTCTGCCTCCGTTTCACAATATCATCATAGTGCGGCTTTACCCGTATCACATTCCAATCACATTCTTCCGGGACTTTTCCATAAAAGATAACCCATTCCGGCGAGAGCCGCTTCATCATTTCTTCGTAGCCGCGCAGAAACAGCCGCCTGCTTTCCTTGTTCTGCTGTGTGCCTACTGAACTAACCGCAACAATTCCGCCGACAGGCTCGCCATCAAAGCACCAACCGTAACTTCGCTCATCGCTCCATGATACAGAGGGGTAAACCGTCATGCCGTGCATTTGCCAGTATGCCGCCAACCAATGCTTGCGGTAATGGTTGTATATCTGCATCGCCAGCGGCATATCTGTGTAAGTGGAAAAGTCCGGCGCGCACACCGCCGCAAACTGTGCCAACTTCGGAATGTACTTGTCCGGCGTGTTCCAACATCGAATGAATTGATAATCGTCCACAAAGAAATGCACGATCTTGCTTTTCGTGTCTTTCGCGGTGTAATGGTAATTCACGGGGATAAACTCGCCCCGCGGATAAGCCTTGACCGGCTCGATCTGCGGAATGTCGTACTTGCCAACGCCGGGAAATGTGAACTTGTCAAGATTTTCAAAGTTAATCATTCCATCTTAATAACCGATTATCTTTTTCTTGAATGCTTTCCACGCAGGATCGCCGGGGTGTGTGCTTCTATGATCAATCCAGAATTTCGCACTTGTTTCTTTTTCGATTAACGCTCGAATGCGACCGTACTGATCGGATGCCCTGCGTAGACTGTTTATGCTATTGCTTACTTTTTCTTTTAAGATTTTGCTATTTGCCATTGGGAAAGCATCCCGCGTTAGTTTTACCCATGTTTGCATGTCTTTAGTCGATGTGATATAGTTCGGGGCCTCTGTCATGAAGCCCTGTTCCGTCTTATACATCTCTCCAACGAGAGTGTCGTAAACTTCATCTCTGATTTTGTTGGCCCAATTGACTTGCTTTTCTGTTCCAGTTAGCGCTGGGAAACTCTCCACAGGTCGCTGCACTTTGGGTAAACCAGCCCCGCCACTGCCGCCTGCTCCACCTCTACCGCCCATTACTCTACCTCCGTTTCAAGCGCCCCGTTTTTATTCGCAAAGCTTCGGTCAATCTCTTCTGCTGCCTTCCGCTTTGCCATGTCCTCGTACTGGTCGATGTCGCCGTTGATGGTCAACAGTTTTTTCGTAATGTATTCGTCATCGTAATACGCCGCGCCCAGCAGAATATTTTGCGTTTCCTCGCTCTTGTTGATGATCTGATTGCGCGTATAACTCGGCTGATCCTCAATACCTGCCAGACGCAGGATTTCCACAATAAAGCGCGTGACCTCGGATTCAAACTTATCCGTTTTCAAATCCAGCGGCGCATAGCTGGCCTTGATAGCCGTTGCCGTCTGGTTGCCGGCAGATACCGCCGCCGCGTCAAAGCACTGAAAATCTTCATACAGTTTACGTTTCAGCATATCTATCGTCGTATTTGTTCCTTCGTACGGCGCTTCAATTGCCTGCGGTGTTGCCTTCGCACCGTTGTCGCCGTCTGCGTGAGCCACATGCAGCGTTTTGAGCCGCTCCACAAACTTCGCATCGTCAAGATCGTCCATACCGTTGCAGTTGGACAGCACCCAATAGATCAGATTCCCCTCGTCTACGTTGTTGACCATATTTGAGGACGCAAGGTCGAGCGCGTCAATGGTGTTGCGCTTGCCGGCAATTTCGGACAGACACCGCTTATTGTTTTTCAGCGGCACGATGGGAAAACTCGGATAGTTCCCGCCGTCGTAAATCTCTGTTTCGCCGACTTCGGCCTTGCGGATAACGAGCTTGTAGCTGCGCTTTTCCTGCAATACGCTCATATCTTTGTTCTTCGGCTGGAAATACTCGGTGAACCCGTCCAGCTCGTACAGCGTCGCTCTCAGCGGCTTATCCTGCGCCACCTGCCAGAACCGGATACCGGCTTTCATTGCGCCGTCCTCCTCATCGTAGAGGGGAACGAACTCAAGCAGAGAGAACACCCGCAAATGCGTCAAATCCCAAAAGCCAAACGAAACTCCCGCGATTTTCGCCTCACGCGCCGCATCCATCACTTCCTGATCGAAGTCAGCACACAGCTTGTTGGGCGTTTCCTTCTCCGCGAAGGTCACGCCGTTGCCCAGCAGATACGAAACCTCCTGATCTACCGCCAAGCCAAAGAAACGGCTGGCCAGCTTGTGGTTTGCCGTCCACATATCCGTGTGGGCGCGGCCCTGCATGTCGTAGATGATTTTCTCATATCGGTTGATCGTGGGATTTAGCCCGTTATAGTATTCCTCCGCGTCTGCCGCCGTCCGATACGCCGCAGTTTCGCGGTGTGCGTTGATGGCGCTGCGGATAAACTCAATCCGTGCCTTTTCGTCCTCACCCACCGCCACAAGATCGTTATATGTTTTGATAGCCGCTCACCGTCCTATCTGTTCCAAATGGGAGTATAATCGCGCCGATAAGCCTTATTTTTCAAAATCGTATAAGCAAAATAGCGCGTCTCGTCCATTGCGTGATCGTTTTCCTTAATTGGCCTGTCATCGGCGGATTTTTCGTCCCACCGATATAGCCCAAACTCCCGAATGCAGTCTTTGCAACCTCTGCGTATCTTGATTACGCCGTCCTGCAAAAACCGTGCCGTAGTCATAATGCCGTTGGTTACGTCGTTGTTGGCCTTTCGCACCATATAACCGCGCCGCCGCAAGACCTCGATGAACGAGGCGGCAGACGGGTCAACGATGATGCTTTTGACGTCCGCCTCGCCGATGAGCTTTTTAATTTCGTCGGCATATTCCTCGTCCGTCTTGTTCTTCTGGTTCTCGCGCCCGGAATAGTAATACTCGCGGATGCGCGTAGCCGTCTTGCCGTCCCAGCGCCACAGCCCAGCGGAAAACGGGTTAAGCGTACCGTAGTCGCAGGACACATAGTATTCTCCCTTTTCCGGCAGCTCGTCCACAATGCAGCTTTCGTCAAACATGGGATAGATCAGGCCCTCGGCCACCACCCACAAGCCGCGAATATAGCGGTCGTAGAACACGCCGGAAAACATTGCTTGATAACGTTCCAGCGTTTTTTGAGACAAGCCGGGATTATCCGTCATTTCAAAATGCAGATACAGCGCGTTCCGCTCTTTGTTCCGCTGTATCCACTCCGTATAAAACCAGTGCTGCGGGCTTTCAGGGTTGCAGGAAAACCACAGCTTTGCACCGTCAACGGAGCAGCGGGTCAGCGCCTGTTCCACGAACGAGCGCGGCATCAATACCACCTCGTCCAGTAGCACGCCAGCCAGCGTGCGGCCTTGGATCAGCGTATAACTTGCCTCGTCCTTGCCGCCGAATACCTCAAAGTAGTTCGTTACGGCTCCGCGGCGTACTTCCATTACCTTATCACCGCGCCGCCAGCGAATGATATAACGCTCTTTGGCAAGGCTCATCGCCGTGAACGGAACAATGATGTTCTTGGTGCAGCTATCCACCGTTCGGCCACACACGCCAAATCGCTGACCGCTGAAATTCTCCATCGCCCAGCGGACAAACGCCCACATCATGATAGAGGTTTTGCCGGAACGCACAGCTCCGTCGCAAATCAGCGCGTCATACTTGGAATATGGAAAGGCAAGGATCTTCTGCTGCTTTGCGCTAATCATCGCTCTCAAGCTCCTTTGCCATTTCCTTTAGGCTCTGACTAAGCGCATCTTCCTTCACCGTGTCGGCAGGACTGCCGCCAATCATCGCCCACTTGTCGATCAACGTCCCCATTGCCGTGGTGATCTGGCTGAGATTTGCCGCCGCCAGCTTCTCGGGGTCGTTGAGCATTTCAAGTCCCTTGCCGATGAACGAACACACAAGTTCTGTGTGCTTATCCATGTACGCCAGCACATCGGTGGTGTTCTCTTCCTTTTTTTGCTCGCACTTTTCCACAATGTCGGCATTCGCCCGCACAAGGTTTTTGACGGTCGTTGCAGACACGCCGTTGATTTTTGCCGTGGCGCAATAGTTGTTCGTCTGCACATAGTCCGCCAGTATTTTCTTTTTCTGCCGGTCTGTCAGACGCGCAGCCATGTCATCACCTCGTCGCTCTCGCGTGCAAAATGTCGCTCTCTTTCTTTTCTTTTGGGGGATTATAGGGGGAGAGATAATAAAGGGGTTTAAGGGGAAAAAGAAGAGAGGAGGGGAAGAAGGGGGGATTTTCTTTTCTCTCTCTGAGCTATGCGTTTGATTGCGTTTGCTTGCGTCCCTTGCGTTAATTGCTGTCGTGCTGCGGTCTAATTTCATCCGCCCGTCACAGTCTATTGCCGCTTTGATACGCCGATAAGCGTTGTCAAATTGTTTTTGCTACCGGCCCCCGCCCCTTGGCCTTACATAGCAAACTTTACCCGCCCCAATGGGCATGCACTTACTGGCTCAGGCTCGCCCGGTGTTGTCGCCGATTTGGCCTGATTTAATCGCTCACCCCATGCTCACGCGAACCATTATTGCCGCACTTTCAGGCGGGCGCTATGCCCATTGCCAAAGGCAGCGGCTCTCCTCTTTTGGTACGGCATTGCAGTCCTGCCCTGCTTTAGCGCTTCAGGGAAAGTCTCCGTCACTCGCTGTAGTCTCCCCTTACGGGGCACCTATGCCGTATATCTCCGCAACGAGCCGGTCGGCGCTCCGGCATCTCCAACAGCATGAGCATTTGCGTCCTCACGTCCGGGCGACAGCTGCCTGTTCTGCCCTCCGTTGCGGCGCTACCGTCTAAAACTGCTATCACCATGCGCAATCACGGTGACGTGCTGGAACTCCGGTAGCATAGTAGTTTGTGGGCATGTCCCCGCTGGGCCACATCGTTGAGAGGTGCGCGGGGTCCTGTGCCGCATGAGAGGTGCGACCTCTCGGCCCTGATCGTGGGCTGCATCGCGCGTGCGGCATGGTGCGGAAGCGGCGTGAAAAAGATGAAAAAGCACCGCCCCCGCTATGGCGCAGGAGGTAAACGCCATAAATGAGAGAACCGCAAAGGCTTTTACACCTCTGCGGCTCAATTCTCCCATAATTGCAATACCCTGACTCACTTATAAGTGAGTTTTGCAAAATATTTTTATAAACTTTTTGGGTAGTCCGACCGCCCGAGCAGATAATCAATAGACACGCCGAAATAATCAGCGATGCTTATTAGTGCGTCCATTGACGGTTTCTGCGTCCCCATCTCATACCGCTTGATGGTATTGCGATTCAGCCCGCACAGCTCAGACAGCACGCAGCGCTTTAACTGCTGGCGTTCGCGTAACCTCCGTAGGCGGTCAGGAAACGTGCTCATATGCGCCTCCGCTCTGCTCGAAAAACTTCTTTTGCTCCTTCAATTTCTGCAACTATGTATTCGCTATCGAAATTTACATATCTTACAGTACCTTGTTTTCGATATGCTTTCGCTGCCAAAATAAGACCACTATCGTTTTGCTCTCCCCCGTGAATCGCAATTTGCTTATATACAACTGCGTCACGGTTTAGGCGCTTAGCGTCCATCTTTGCCCCCTTTTTGTTTTAACTCACAGTGGGTAATAATGATCCACTTACTCACGGCTCAGCTTTCTCTTCACCCACGCCCGCAGGTTTCTCCACGGGTGGGCTTCTGCGTAATTGGCGCGCTGCTCGGCATTGCTCCATTGCTGATGCATATAATCGCGTTCTTCTTCAACTTGTCGGCAAGCAACCGTCACTCTCGATACCGCTGCATTCGCTCGCCCAAGCGCCGCCTCAGTATCGGCGAGCTTATTTCGCAGCGCATCTGCGTCCGCTTTCAGGTTTGCGATCACGTTCTCGCGGGTGATGGCCTCGCCGTTCATCTGGCTGATCTGCTCGGTCAGGGCGACATTCTTTCGCTGCATCGCCGCCTTTAAGTTTGCATACTCGGCAAGCAGATCGTTCTTCGCGTCAATGCAGTTTTTCAGCTCGATGATTTCCGCTTCAAGCGCCGCAGTCTTCTCCTGCGCGTCCTCCACCATCTTCGCCATCTGGTCTTTGGTGTACTTCTTTACGTTAATGCTCATAATTTGTCTCCTTTCATTCGTAGCTGTTCTTCCTGCCCCCGGTCGCTCACGATGCTCACGACCTTACAGTCGCCGTAGCGCTCGATGTCCATGGCGATGCGCTCCTTGATGCCCTGCGCTTCAGCAACGGGGACGTTGGCTTTAATCGTGATCGTCAGCATGGTTCTTTTCCTCAAGCTTTTCGCGCAATTCCAGTACCATGTCCGCATAGCATTTTTGGCACAAGATAGCTTGCTCATTTCTTCCGTTGAAGCGAATCCTCGTATAGTCGTAATACGTCTTGAAGAACAGCCTTTTTTTAACTGCAACTCTGGCGCCACACACATCGCACGTTCTTTCTGCAAAATACTCAGCCATAATTATTCCTCCCTCCGCTCGCCGTAGCTGCAAAAATCGTCCGGCTCTACACACACCGCATCGCCGGAATACCCGCGGGCATTTGCCTTTGACTCCGTATGTAGGTAACACAAACCGTTTGGGTGGTTGCGATAGTGCTTGCAGTCCTTGCACCGCGTCACGGCCACGGCATCAACGGTGGGAGCGTTATCAACTTGAGCCTTGATAAGCACCGTTTGCCATCCTTCAACCATGCCTTCACAGATCGTGTCAGCGTCAATCAAGCGCATCGCTGTCACCTCCGTCCATCTTCGCACCACAATGCGGGCAAAATTCAAACACCTCCGCATTATCATCAGCATTTTTGTAAGGCTCGTTGTGCAGACACCGTGAGCAAATGCGGTCGCGTTTTCCTGCAACAGAGATCCACCGCCCATGCACCACCGGAGCAACATCAGCGGCGGGAATACTATCTGCAAGCATAGCCGCCACACTACCCCACATTGGAATATCATTCACAGCCTTGATAAATGCACCGCGCGCAATGTATTCATCCATTGTCAGCCCTCCTATTCCACTTTTCGACGATAAATTTGGGTTCGCTATATACGCCACTTTCAAAATCACACTCTGGGCAGTATATATAGCACTCTTTCGGGCTGTTGCCATCTACTGTTTCAAGTATTGCTTCTCCGCCGCAGAACGGGCAAGGTTTTAGGTCATGCATCTTTTATCGCCTCCAATGCTTTCTTCGCCTCCTCATTGTAGGGGCGAGCACTGGCGTTACTGGCAGCACCACCAGCCGACCGTCCTTGTCGGCTTCTTGATATTTTTTGAGTTCCATAAGAGCGCTGTGCAATTTCGCCATTTCCAGACCGCTAAAGTGCTCATCTTTCATCGACTTGATCTCCTCCGGCGTCAGCCCCGTGTTCTTGTATGCGCGCAGGTCTTCTCTATCCCTACGGTAGTCCTCGATAAGCTGCTGCACCACGAACCGCTGCGTCATCGGCCACGCCGCAATTTGCTCTTGCAGCTTTTTCAACGCTTCGTCCGAAACCATCACTCCACCTCCTGCAGCTTACTAATCACTTTTCGGATCACATCGCCGCCGTAAGCATCTTTTGTCAACTCCAAAAACTCCGCCAGCGTCATCATGCCGTGCTCGAGGTCTACACCGTGGTCATAGGCAAACTGCTTTCGCCCCATGTCACACGAGCCGGTCAAGCGGTGATGCCAGTCGTAAAAGTACTGCGTCGGATACGTTCTTCCATCGTCTGTCTCACTCAAGAACATCGCAATGCGTTCATCTTCCGGCATATCCTCAAAAAGCTTATCTCGAAGAGCCTCCATTGCTCCGCGTAGCGTTTCGCCGTGCGCGAAAACATTGTCCTGCTTGACGATATAGCACGGCGTAAGCGTCAAATCATTGTTCACGATTGCTCCATGCGCGGCAACACCGCGCATGGAGCGAATCAGTGTGTTTACGCCGTCAATCCGAAAAACCGGCTCTCCGTTGAAACTTTTAATGCCGTAGCCGTAGCCGGAGCCGGAGCCGGAGCCGTCGCCAAAGCCGGGGCCGTCGCCGTAGCCGGAGCCGTAGCCGGAGCCGTAGCCGGAGCCGGAGCCGGAGCCGTAGCCGGGGCCGTCGCCGGAGCCGGAGCCGTAGCCGTAGCCGTAGCCGTAGCCGAAGCTCACTGACAGGAATGCCTTGACCTTATCATCAAGCATTATCTCTTCCACTCCTTTACACCGCGAAGCGATACCGATGCCGCATCCGTGCACGGGATAATCTGAATTGCCCCCAGCACGGTCATTTCCGGAATCGTCACGGTAAAACGGCAGTTGCCCGGTGCTTTTGTACCGTCCTGCGCCAACTGCTCCACGGCACACGCGCCGTCCCAGCTCCACAGCTTACGAACCTCGGTCATAGTGACCTCGGAGCCGTTGCGTTCTTTGATCTTGCCGAAAAACACGCCTGCGCGGTCGCAGCGAACGATATAGTCCTGATTGTTCATGGTAAAATTCCTCCCGATTTTTGTTAAAATTTAAAGCTCTCTCTGAGCCTGATCCCGTTTACCTCTGCCTCCGCCGTAAAATAGCGGTGCGCCTCGCTGATGTACACAACGCGCCCGTGCGCAGTCGTCTCTTTCGTGGTCACGCTCATAATGCCGTTGCTGCCCTCAAATGCGGCAGGCTTCCAGCTAAATGGATCGCCGATGTACATGGTCAATCCTCCCCAAATCTCAATTTCGTCACGGCGATCGGAAATTCTTCAATTTCGCTTGCCCAGCGCGCCGTTCCCTTGCCGTTGTGCCGCTCAAATACCAGCGGGAACCCTCCGATGCCGTCAAACAAACTGCCCATCGTAACAGGACGCAGATATTGCGCGCTGATACGCTTTGCCAAGAAGTCCCAAAATAGCAGGGCGATGGAGTTGCCCAGTGCCTTATAGCGCGGGCTGTCGCTCGGCTTGCGCAGCTTGCCCATGCTGTCGCGCCACTCGCCAATGTCCGTCCAGTAGTCAGGAAAGCCTTGCAGCCGTTCGCATTCCAGCGGGGTGAGACGTCGCACCACCATGTTCTGCCGAACCATATTATTCAGGTTCAGGCTTTGCCCTCCGCTTTCTTTTGCTTGCAATGTACCGTTTGTTTCTCTGCCCTCGCAAAAGTTCCGGCAATCAACGCTTGCAATATACGCCGCCATATCTTCGCGGTATGGGTCATTCGCCTTTGCCCTCAACGTAGGCGAGATTTCACTCGATACGACCAGCATATCGTTGTATGCGTCCTGTCCGTTATAGCTACCGGCATGAGCGCCGGGTGAAAGCGTACCTGTCACCTCTTGGTACGTCAGCGGCACTTGGTTGCCGCCTGTCCCCATGCGCGCTTGCAGTGCCGGAACGACCTCTCCGCACTCGCGTATCACATCGCAGGCGTGCGACATATCCAACGCAACCACCGCAGGTTTATTGCCGCCACACTCCGCATTCAGCGTTGGCGATTGCTCTTCGGCGTAGCCGATGCTTCGCGCCCGCTCGCTGTTGCCGAGTTTAAACCCGGCGCAGACAACCGGCTGATTGTTTCCGCTCATTCCCGCAGCGGCGGTCAAGGTTGGGGCTCTATCATCGCTTCGTACCTCGGCCCCGCCTTGCTGTGTCGCCATGCATACGACAACATTAGATGGTCTTGATGGTCTGTTTTCTCCTTCTGCCCGCAATGTTTGAACGCCATTCTGCCAATATCCAACACCTGTTTCTCCGTAAGCATGTGCTATACTTTCGCCTGTTCTACCAGCACCGCTTTCAGCGTCGGCGGCAAGTCTTTCCCGCGTCGCTCCGCTCTCCGCAAGATACCCTGACACGCTTTTGCGCTCAAAGAGTATTTCGCCTGCGGTGTCTCCTCCAAAATCTGCGACAATCGAGATACGACGGCGACGTTGGGGGACTCCCCAGTGTTGCGCGTCATGCACTCGCCAAGCCACACTCCATCGTCCTCCCACTTCATCGTGGTAGCCACCCCAGGTGTTCCAGCCTTTTTCAGGCACTTCAACATCGGGGGCTTCCGGCTCTGCGATGCGTATGATCTCTTCGAGGACTGCCGCAAAGTCTTTTCCTCCGTTGCTTGAGAACGCTCCTGGCACGTTTTCCCAGACCATAAACCGAGGTCTGACCATGTCACCTGTCCGTCCGATCTTTCTGTCACGATCTCTCATCTCCTTTACGATGCGAACCTGTTCCATGAACAATCCGCTTCTCGCACCGGACAATCCGGCGCGTTTGCCTGCAATGCTCAAATCTTGACACGGTGAGCCGCCCGTGATAACGTCCACGGCTTCGATCTCCGCGCCGTTGATCTTCGTGATATCGCCGAGGTGTTTCATCTTCTCCCCTCGCATTCCCCGAACATCTCCCGGAACGGCTTCCCGGTGATCTCTTCCAGCTTGAGCAGGAATTTCACGGTGCATTCGCAGTCGCCAAACGTCCACCGAATGATGGTCGACTGCGCAACGCCGCATTCTTTCGCCAGCTGGATCTGCGACAAGTCCGTCTTTTCCAGCGCTTCTTTCAGCGCCGGATAAACGCATCGCTCGAACGGTGTCTTTGCCCGATGCACTCTCAGCATGTCGGCACCTCCCGTAAAAACAAACTCCCTTGTGAGATGTATTCCTCAAAGCGCCTTTCCTGTGCTTCGTAGTAGTGCTCGTCAATTTCGTACCCCACGAAATCGAGCCCAAGCTCCAATGCAGCGATGCGGCTGCTTCCGCTGCCGAGGTGTGTATCGAGTATCTTGTCCCCGGGCTTCGCGTACTTCTGAAGCAACCACACGTAAAGCGCCACAGGCTTCTGCGTCGGATGAATGCGCTGCTCGTTCAGCGCCTTATTCCCTTGCTGAACAAAGCCTTCCGAAATGCTCTTGCCCTGCATCATGCCGTTCCACATGTAACGGAAAAGCCGCACGCTGTCGTGGCAATTTGTGGCCGCTATCTCACAATCGCTGAAGGAACTGCCCTCGTTGCACTTGTCCCATACGATGCGCCCCGGCGCGAAATGGTAATCGAAATAGTTACAGCCCCAAACAATATAGCGCTTTGCAACCCGTTCCAGCTCATCGAAATATTCACGTGTTGGGATATCCCACTTCGGCGATATGGGGTAGTCTCTGTGCACACCGATTTTGCTGACCTTGCAGCCATAATATCCGCGCCGCTCCGGCCCACTGAAATACGGCGGATCGACCACAGCGAGGTCAAAAGCCTTGTCCGGCATCTTCTTCATTGCCTTCATACAATCAATATTTTCAGCAACGTTCATGCGCGCACCTCCCCGAACGCCTCCTCAAACGTCAGCCCCGTCACTTGCAGCAGCGCTTTAATCACGCGAATGCTGAATTCGTTCTTTCCCGTTGTCCATCTCCACAGGCAGAGTGGGGAGACACCGATCTTTTCGCTCAACTCCGGCGGCGTGATACCGGAGTCCTGCAATGCCTCCTTGAGCTGCGGATATACGACCGTCTTAAACGGCACGTGGTTCGTGTTCTCTGTCAACATCTTTTCGCTCCCTCATTTCGTTCGTTGGTAGCGCCTCGTCTTAAACTGCCGCGCGCCCCAATAGGCACCGCGTTCCTGCGTTTGGCGCGCTTCCTCTTCCTTTGCCTCGTTGTACTTGGCGATATCCGCCTGATAGTACGGGCAATCGCCGTGACAGCCTACGTGCCGCGTTGGCGGCTTGCAGCTGTGGCAGTGTTCAAAACTCATCTCACACCTCGCGGATCGTGATGCCGAACTTGTCCTGCATCAGCTTCTTTTTCAGCAGGTAATCCTTCGTTTTCGCGCCCTTTGCGTCCTCGACCTCGCGCAGCCAATACACCGTTCCGTTGCAGTCCGGCTCGGTCGCCCGCTCGTAAACAAAGTCCGCACGATAGACCATCGGCTTGATCCTCTCGCCCTCGATGGTCGTGTAGCCCTCCACGAGGGTAAAATTCACTTGCAGCCGCAGGTCGCGGATTTTTGCCCATCGCACGCAGCACTTTTAGCTCGCCGAACCGCGCCGCCTCACGCTCGGAATCGAACTTGATGCCATCGCGCACGACCTTGCGGTTCCCGTACTTGTTGCGCTTCTTGACTTCCTGCACGGCCATCTTTGCCATGACCTGAGCTTGAGCATCTTTCCCAAGCTGAGAAATATCAATGCCCATTGCTACCCTCCAACACCGACTTGACATACCGCAGGCGCTTATTCGCCTTGTCCCGTCGCAGGTTGCCGCCCTTGAACACCAGCGGCGTGCACATCTCGATCACGCGGTCATAAATACGCTGATAGTCCATGTTTTTCGGCTTACACAACTCATCAAGCGTCAGGTTCGTGGTGACGATCAGCGGCTTTTTGGCCTTGTACCGCTCGTCAATGACCGTGTAAACCGTCTCCATTGCATACTCACTGCTGCGCTCTGCGCCGAGATCGTCGATCACCAACAGCGGGTAGTATCGCACCTGCTCGATGATTTCCTGCTTGTCATATCCCGCGTTGAGGATTCGCGGGAAACTCGTAATCATCGCCGGAATGCCGCGGTCAATCAGCTCGTTGGCGATGCACGCCGCCGCGAAGGTCTTGCCGTTTCCGGTATTGCCCCACAGCAGCAGGCCGCTGTTCTCGCGCCGCATGTCGTCCCATGCGTCCGCATAGCGCTTGCACTTGACGATTTCCTCGCTCATCGTTGCCGTGCCGAACCGGCACGCCGTCAGGCTCTTGTCGCGGATTCCGTCAGCACGCAGCGTTTCGATGCGCAGTCGCTTATCGCGGTCAGCGCGAGCTTTTTTTTCAGCCTCGTATTCTCGTGCCGCGCAAGCGCACTGGCAGCCGACAAGGCGGACGCTCCCGCCGATGGGGATGCGGCACTGCTTCGGCGTGTTGCAATGGCCGCAGTACAGCAGCCCGTCTTTCTCGTAGTCGACCAAATCACGCACAGGCTCGGCCTTTTCCGCGATGCTGTCAACCAATGCGTCAACGTTCATAGGCTTCCCTCCGTGTTGCCGTAGTCGTAGACAAACGGCTTATTTTGCGGGGCTTTCCCGCCCTTGTCCTGCTCTCTGGCAAGCCAAGCGGTGATGAAACGCTTGATGCCTCCTCGTGTCTTTCGCTTGGTAGGGTTTGCGTCGCACCACCCTGCCATGTTTCTGAGCTGTTGCAGAACGTCAACGTTCGGATAGAGCTGCGACCATTTGGCCCTGTCATTCTCCGACACGTCGAAAAAAGTCCCGTCATTCAGCGGCAAAGAAATCACCGGCGGCGCGTCAGCCGCTTGCGGCTCAGCGCAATATTCTCCATTGCTATCGTTAGATAGCTGGATATTGGTTTCGGTATTGGTTTCGGTATTGGTTTTGGTATTGCCATTTTTGCCATTGGCAGACATGGCTTTGCTATTTTTGCCATTGGCAAAAATGCGTTTGCCATTTTGCCATCTTGCGGCAGCTCCAGCCTTGCCAGCTTCGCTCCTCGTTGTAGCAATATCGTCATAGTTTGCCTTAAAGCGGTCTTCCTGCGCCATCACACGTTTGACAAAGAATCTCTCATTGCCACAAAGCGCTATCTGCTCTCCCGTCATGCTGTAAACCAGCAATGCACGCGTTAGCCGACCGAACTCTGCATCGTTGAGCGCATCCATCTCCTCTAAATAGTCATAGGGGAGTGCTGCATAGTTTCTTGCCATCTAAGCACCGCCTTAAAACGGAAGGTCGCTTGCCTCGTCGTCTACTTCGGCATATTCCTGAGGTGCTGCGTCATATCGAGGCTCGTTATCCTTCTTACTGTCGCCAAAATAGATATTATCGGCGATAATCTCCGCGTTGCGGCGCTTATTGCCGTCCTTGTCCGTCCAGTCGCGGACGGTAAGCTTGCCCTCGACCACGACCATGCGGCCCTTGCTCAAATACTGGCAAGCAAACTCTGCCTGCTGCCGCCACGCCACCACATCGAGGAAATAGGTTTTCTTTTCGCCGGTTGCCTTGCTCTTGAAATCGTCATCGATGGCAACGGTAAAGCTCGTGACCGACGTTCCGTCCTGCGTGCGGCGCAGTTCCAGATCGCGCGTAATGCGCCCCATAATGCAAACTCTGTTTAAACTCACTTGCGTACCTCCTCTGCGCTTTCAATCAAAATATCCAGAATTCTATCTGCGGCATTTTTTAGAATTAAAAATTCCTGATCCGTAAATTCTTCAATGCTCTTAATTTTAGTCTTGCCCATCTTGCCGGATTTCGTGCTTGGTCCAGCTGCAATCGACCTCAAGAGTCTCGACAAAATAGCCCTTATATCACTGTCGTAGTAGCAGGTTTTTCCCGCTAATTCAAATGACTTCTCAGGAGAAACCAGAGTCCTTGAATTTGCTCCTTTCAACACTTCAATTTGTGCTTCTAATTCAGCGATTCTTTTCGCAACTTCTTTCGGGTATTTCGCCATTTTTTACTCCTCCAAATAGTTCTTTTTGAAAACTGCCATGAACGTGTCATGGCCATAAAGTTCTTCGAAACGCTTCTGGCACTCGCGTTTCAGCCGCATATCCAATTCGTGCCCGTCTTTACCGTGCACGCCGTAGTCGGCCATGTTGTGCCAGTCGGCACGCAGCCACACCCAGCAGCCCCAAATATCGGATAGCTGCCGACGGCCACCACCGTAAATGTGATGCCGCGCGAGGTTCGTCGAGAATCCTGAGATATAGCATTCTCTCTTGTCCTGCATGATGCTTTTAGTCATCTGCCCAATCCCTCCTTTAATTAAGTAGAATAAGATTGATGGTAGCGATTACCTTGCCTGCGGTTTTGGGCTTGTGCCTTAAAGTCCACCCATCTACAATTTCCCGGAGTATAATCTCCATCGTTATCAATTCGGTCGATAGAGCATTTCCCATATTGAGCCGTATCATCGTATCCAGTCTGTATCGCCCAATCATAAAATGATTGAAAACTGTTTTTCCATTCATCGCAAACGCGAATCCCACGTCCGCCATAACGCTTGTAACAACTGACATTTGGGTTGTAACAGCGGTTTTTCATGTTGCACCAAACCCCATAAAGACGGCTATGTGCTTTCCCGTGGGTTATTTTTGCAACTCTTGAATGTTCTCGCCCAACGCACCCACAACTGATTACCGCCCCGGATTTAAGGTGTTTCCCACTTATAACCTTTTCGGATCCACAATCGCATCTGCAAACCCATCTGGTCGTAATATGCCCATTGTTGGTCAAATTTGGTGCTCGGCTAATTACAACCAAATCCCCAAATCGTCTTCCGACCAAATCAATAAGCCGGTTGCCATTCTTCAAGAAG